TCCTAATCTTTTCAAGTTATATTCATTGATCATCAATTTAGTTATTTCTCTCATAGTATCACCTCAATTATAATTATAACATTTTTTGTGAGATTAAAAATTTTTTGTAGAGAGATTTTTGTTTGTTTTACGAATACATACACACACACGAAGTCAATCTCATAAAACCAGGACTTTCAAACTACACCCCACATTTTTATTATCAATAATTTTTTTATTATATATAATTTATATAACAGTTATCAATTATATTATTATTTCAAAGTTATTAATGTTATAAAAGTTATTGTTTTTAATAATAATATGATTTGAGTAGTGTATAACTTCAATAACTTTTTTAAAATAGGAAATTTAGGGTCAATATATAAATCTAATATACTTTTATATAAACATATCTATATATAATATATAAAAAACGTTCTCACGCGATAAAAGTCTTTTTTCTGCTACCTCTCAAAATAAAAAAGTTATATATATTATAGAATATAATAACATTATAATTTTAATAATATCAATAAATCATATAAAAACTATAAATCATATATCTTTTATAACATTATTAAATAAATTTTATAAATTTTAAAAAAGTTATTGACTTTATAAAAGTTATATGATACAATTAATACATCAACTGAGAAATACAAGCAAAGAAAAACAATTAATTTATCAAATAATAAAAAAGTTAAAAAAGTTATTGACTTTATAAAATTTATTTGATATAATCTAATTAACAAGTGGAAAATATAAATTATATAATACATACTTAGGGACAAGATAAAAGCAACCTTGACTGGTTGACCTAAAGGCAAAAAATAATGAGGATTTCAAAACTTGTTAAAAATATCAAATAAAAATAAAAAAGTTAAAAAAGTTATTGACAATATAAAAATTATTTGGTATAATTAAATCACAACAAAGGAAAAAAGCAACTAGAAAAAGTACTATAACGAGTGGAATATATAACCACAATAAAAAATGATTATATTAATTATAGTAAAGGTCAAGCAATCACACTATAAAAGATATAAGATGTTCATTGACAATTTTATAAGTTGGTGGCTTTAGAGATAAATCCAATAGGTGCATTACGACTATGATAAGTGATAGAAAGTTCGTATCAAAAACCCTAAATGTTATTGCCAAAAAGTATCTAGCAAATACTTAAATAAAATTAAAGAGTTTCTAGCAGGTTTATCAGTGGAAACTGATAAATCTAGGTACATTCTATTGGATCATATAGGTGGAGTGTTTCTAGATTTGTTAGTTTCCATACTAGCAAAAATATATTTTCATAAAAATAGGTAAGGAGTGATGAAATTATGGAAAGATATGATTATATGGAAAGTTTAAAAGAGGACATTAAAGATTACATCAAAGAGAATATGGAATATCTAGAGGGAAAGGATGAGCAAGAATTATATGATGATTTCTTCTTAGAAGATGCAATTACTGGAAATGCAAGTGGTAGTTATACTTTTAGTACTTGGAAAGCAGAAGAAAATATTTGTCATAATATGGACTTAGTTCAAGAGGCTTATGAGATGTTTGGGTATGAAGGAATTCCAAGTGATGCAGGAGCTGAGGCTATGGATGTAACAGTTAGATGTTATTTATTAGGTCAAGCATTAAATGATGTATTAGAAGAAATAGAATGGGAGTGGAAATAATATGAATATTACATTAAATAAATATAAAGAAATAATTAAAGACTTACATAATAAAGGTGTAGGTCTTTTAGAGTTAGAAATATGGGATGAAATTGATTGTCAATTAAATGATAGAATTTTGAGTGATAGTCAAAATGTCTTTAGAAGAAATTATAGGTTGTCAAATAGCAACTAGTTTCTGTTATTGTAGAAAAGATGATTTCAAAGAACTATTAGATGAGTTTTTAGAAAATTTTGATGAATAATAAAAAAGTTATTGACATTATAAAAGTTATATGTTAATATAAAATTGTCTTAAATGACAAACCGATTTAACAAAGAATAAAATAAAAATAAGAAAAGGAGTGATTAATTTATGTTAAATCAAACAATTTTAGTAGGAAGATTAGTAGGGGATGTTGAAGTAAAGGAGTTAGAAAATAATAAAAAGGTTGCTAGTTTATTGTTAGCAATTCCTAGAAGTTTCAAAAATGAAAATGGAGAATTTGATAAAGATTTCATTAATTGTAGATTATATGATAGTATGATTGGTAATGTTATGGAGTATGTTTCAAAAGGAGATATCATTGGAGTTAAAGGTAGATTACAATCTAATACTGTTGAAAAAGAGGATGGCTCTAAAGAATATACAATGGAAGTTATTGCAGAAAAAGTAACATTCTTATCAAGTAGAAAAAGTAATGAGGAGTAGGAATTATCCTACTCCCCTCTAATAAAGGAGTAATTAAAATGAGTAAAGAAGAAACAAATAAAATATTAAAAGCAAAAGGAGTTTTTTGTGAATCTGATACTGATGATTATATAGATACTTATAGAAAAACATATGAAGATAAAATGAATAGATTTGATGAAGAAGATTTTTATCATTCAATAGTTAATTGGTTTTTTGATGGTTCAACTGGAGCAGCATACTATGACCATTGGTTAGAAAAGAATTGGAGTTAAAATATGAAAGATATAGTAATAAAATATGACAATCAAGAAGAACAATACTTATGGAATAGTTTTGTCTATTTCTTTAGGAATATAAAAGGTTATTCAGATTGGACTGATGAGCAAATTGCATTAAGTATGAATAATGATGATTTAAAAGAATATTGTAAATGGGTTATGAAAGTGTTAGGAGATTAAAATTATGAAAATTATATTTAAAAATAAACAAGAGTTTTTAAACACTCTATATGGAGATGAAGAAGATTATTCTTATATTACTAATAAACAAATTAAGGATATTATTAAAGGTAAACTAGTAGCATTAGATAGAATTTATGAATATCTAGGAGACACTGATATGGTTGGAGAAGAACAATATGATTTAGGAGATTGTGAAAATCTAGTACAATTATTTGAAAATATAGAATTTGAAGAAGATGAATTTAATTCTAATAATATTTATGATAATGGAGAAGTAATGTTAGGAGAAGTAAAGAAGATTAGAGATTATATTCAGATACAATACGATAATAATTTGATTGATGAAGAATTTAAAGTTGATATATTAAATGATTTAAAAGATTATAAAGACAATGAGATTGTAGCAATTAATTATGATTGTGGTATGGGATATTCAATAGATTGTTGGAGTCCTGAAGATATTATAGAGGAGTAATTAATATGAGAGAATTTGAATTAGAAAAATATTTTGATAATGGATTATATTTAGTAAGATTTAATAATATTCAAGACTTAGAAAAAAGACTTAAAGAAGATAAAGATTTAAAGATTGTGGATTTCGGTTTTAGAAGTGATTATGATAACGATTTTTCAGATTATGAATTGAACTTAACAGTAGAAGATACTGATAAAACTAAATATGATTTAGATATTTGGTATGCAGTTACTAGAATTGGAGAAAGAATAATTGTAGAAACAAATTTTGAGGAGTGTGAATAATTATGGAAGAAACAATGTTTTATCTAACAATAGTAGTAGAAGAACTCATTTTAAAACATGGTTGTTGTTATGTAGATAATTTCTATAATGCTATTAGAGAAATAAATAAAGATTATTTAAAAAGTGAAGAGTATAAAAAAGATGAGGGTTTACTTGATAGTGTTAATGATTATGTTAAGAATAATAGAAGATTAATATTATACATTATGAATAGAGAACAAGTAAAAGATGATGAAATAATTTAAGGAGTGGTTTAGATATGTATTTTATATTTAATGTATATGATGATATTAAGAATGGAAAGATAATGGATTATAAAGGTTTAAGAAATTTATATATTGATGAATTATATCAAGATACTATTGATAATTGTTCAGAAAGAGAGATTGTAGTATACAATACAAAAGAGTTTGTAAATTTAGCACAAAGTGATACATCACCTAATGTAAATGATTTAAAAGATTATTTAGCAAGTTTTGGTTGGAAAATTATAGATTTATTAGAAATACAAAGAGATTTAGAAGATTTAAAGAGTTACTTTGCACCAAATAAAGAATCTATAACAATTAGTTTTGATACAATAATAAATACAATAAATAAAGGAGTTAATGAAAATGGAAGAAAAGATTAAAGATCTTGAATATGCTAAAAAAGCAGTATTAAGTTGTCTAGAAAACCATAGTGTTTTAGTTGATATGCATGGTTTAAAATATTGGGCTGGAGTGGTTGAAAGATTAAGGAATGAGATTAAGGAGATGTTATAATGAAAGAAGTTAAAAATATAGAATTAGTTAAAGTTCTAAAATACAAAGATAAATATTTAGTTTATGCTTTTAAAAAAGATGATTATTATGAGTTATATCTAGAAAACAAAAATTATGGAATAATGTCTTTTATAATGGGAGCACCAGTAGAACAACAATCTCTAGATACATTAATAGCAATTTCAGAAATTGATGATTGTATTGAAAATTATAAGGAAAGGTATGAGGATGATGCTTGTTATTTATGAATTACATATTAATAATAAAAACCAGGAAGATGAGATGAATCTATTTGATTGTGATAGTTTAAAGGAAGCTAAATACTTCTTTGAATATAAACTAGGAGTTAAAACTAGCTTAACCAATTTAAGTAAACAGATTAAAACAAATGGAACAATAAATAAAAAATATAAAATTTATAAAATTAAATAAAGTTTTGAACTTTTTAAAGAATGGAGTGTTATAATTTATGTACGAGGTAAAACTATTAAATTTAAAAACTGGTCAAGAATTTAGTAAAGCATTTTATGATAAATGACAAAAAGATAAGTTTGTTAAAAAGTGTAGTTATTCTAGAAAAGTAAAAGTGATAGGAGTTTTATGTTATGGATGAGCAACTTAAAAATTTAAAGTTCAGTACAAAGTCAATTATGATAACTGATAAGCAAAAAGAATTTATAGAAACATTAATTGATAATCTAATGGATTATACTGATGAGTATAATAATATAGAATATTGGAAATTGAGTAAACAAGATGCTACAAGGTTGATTAAAGAATTAAAAAATGAACTGGATGGTTATTTGTTTACTGATGAATATGATTTTGATTTTGATCCTGTTTGGGATTGTGGAGATAGGTAATAAGGAGTGATAAATATGTTGAAGGGAGTAAAATTAAGAGATTATCAAGAGCAAATACTAAGAGAGCTTGGTAATGTGCCTAGTATTGGTTTGTTTATGAAAACTGGTTCAGGAAAGACACTTACAAGTCTAGAAAGATTTACTAGAAATCCTACATCGAATCTCTTAGTTATATGCCCTCAAAAGATAGTTACACAATGGTTTGATGAAGTTGAAAAACATACTGATTTATGTGTATGTAAATATAATATGAGTTGGAGTTCAAAGAAAAAAGATGAAACAATTTCAAATTTCTTACAAGCAGATATAATTAATGAAGAAAAATGTAATAATTGTATAGTTGTAAACTTTGATATTATAACTAAAATGACTTGGTTAGATTATGTAAATGAAGATTGGACTATAATTGTTGATGAAAGTCATAAGATTAAAAATATTGGTACATCTAGAAGTCCAGTTAAAGTTACACAAAAAGTATTAGAACTTGGTAAACAAACACCTTATAAGATTATTCTTACAGCTACACCAACTGAAAAAGAATATGGTGGTTATATTGACTTATACAGTCAATTAACTTTTCTAGGTTATCTAGATATGAGTTATACATTATTTCAAAATAGATATTGTAGAATAGAAAAAATGCAACTTCCTGGAATGCCATTTCCAATTAATAAAATAACTGGTTATAGAATGAATCTGATTGATGAAGAAATCAAACCTTTGATAAAGTTATGTTGTAGATACTTTGCTCCAAAATATGGAGATTATGATCCACAATTATTAAAAATATCTATTCCTAAAGCAAAGAATTATGCAAAAATGTTAGAAGATAGAACTTATCAAGAAATAACATTTGATAATGTAAGTGCTTTTAGAATAGGTAAGAAAACATTAATAAGTGGATGTGTTACTGGTACTGATGAATATGGTAATAAATATAAGTATGGAGATAATACAAACAAAGCTGATTGGTTAGAAGAATTCCTATCAAATACTGATGATGTTGTAAGTGTGTTGTATAATTACAATGTTGAAAAAGATATTATCATTAATGTATGTGAAAAACTTAAAAAGAAATACATAGTCATTAATGGTGATATTAAAGATAAACCTGCTGAACTTAAAAAAGAATTTGATGTATTGATAGGACAATATGAAGCATTTGGTGAAAGTTTGGATGGACTTCAATATAAATGTCATCTGATGGTATTTTATTCAATGCCAGATAGTTCAAGAGCTTATAGACAATCACTTGGAAGAATTGATAGAATTGGTCAAACTGAAATGCCTATTTACTATCATCTAGTAATGGAAAAAACTATTGATGATAAAATATATGAAATGGTTCAGAATAAAGTTGAATTTAGTGAAAAAGATTTAAATGAATTAACTATTTAAGGAGATAAATATGGAAGTAAATGAAAAGACAGTTTTTGTAATAACTTTATTAGGTACACTATTAATAATATTAGGAATTATATTTAGTATCGTAGATTTCTATAATGATTATCAATGTAGTACAACAACTGATTGGGAATACTGGGAATCACATAATTGTATAAAATATTGTAAGGAGTGTAAAAATGAAAATACTAGAAATTAATAATAAGTGGAAAAGAAAATATAATAGGTTGTGTGTTCTATATGAACCACTAGCTAATGAGAAGATACAAAAATTAGAAACTGAAAATGATATACTTCGTAAAAATATACAATATAGAGATGAACTTGATGTATTAAAAGAAGAAATAAAGAGATACAGGAAAAAATTTGGTAAACTTGAAGGTGGTGATAAGAATGATAAAAGTAAAAATAAATGATAAACCTGATTTTATTAAAAATATGTTAAAATGTAGAAATTATACTGCTCTAGAAGGTATAGTACTCCTAGATACAGCAATAAATATTCTAAGAAATGATTTTGAATTATCAAATGATGATATTTGGGAGTTATTAAAAGAATATAGGAATAATTTGAAAGAGGTGGAATAATGATAGATACAACTGATTTAAGTAGTTATTATCCTGGATATGATGAATATTGTGAACCTAAAAAGGAACAAAGGTATATTGAAGTTGATGATATAGTAGAAGAGATTAAAATAAGAGAGGAGAATGATTAGAATGGCTTATATTAAAAGAGAAAAATATACTATAGTAAGTGATAATGATTTAAAGAAGGAATTATTGGATGTGTTATTAGAAAAAGGACTAACATCTGCAAAGGCTAGACAATTAGTTTATTATCCTGTACCTATGAGTTTAATTAGATGGTCAAGATATTTAGATCCTAGTGAATGTGATATGTTCCTAGAACGATATGATGAAAATGATGAAAACCAAGAAGATTTTGGTTTTTAATAGAAAAAGAAAAGGAGAAATGAAATTATGGCAAATTTAAGAAAAAGTTGGAAAGAGGTTTTTACCGAAAATTATAATGGTACATCAGATATTGCAAAGGAGATTGAACCATTTATAAAAGAAAATTATAAAGGGAATACTTATATTCCTTGGGCAACTATGGAAAGAATAACTTATATGTGTGATGAAGATGCAACTTTTGAGAATCTTAAAAATGAAAAAGGTGGTTTAGTTCATACTGATATGGTAGTAATGCACCAACAAAATATTCAAAAGGGAGAAGTTGTTAGTGAAACTGAATCACAAATGTTCTCTCATATGGTTAGAGTTAAATTAACATTTATGGGAAAAATATTTATAGAAGAGTATCCTATTCAAGATCAAGATTATTCAGCAGCTAGAGTATTTAATCAAAATCTAGTAAATAAAGCACTACAAAGAGCCAAAGCAAAAGTTGCATCTAGAGCAACAGGAATTGGATTAAAGTTATATGAAGGTAAAGATTTACAATTTGATGAAATACAACAAGAGGCTAAACCTCAATTACCAGTACCTCAATTACCAGTTGAAAATGCTCAAAATGAACAATTAGATGTGAAAAAATCACAAAAAACTGCAAAAAATGCACAAAAAACTGAAAAAACTGTGCAAAAAGCAGAAGAAAAACCAGTCGAAACACAAAACACTGTAGAAGAAACTCAGAGCTCTGCAAAACCTACTGCAGAAGAAATAGTTGAAAGTGTAAAAGTTGATGTTCCTGTTAATGAAAATGATCCAGTATCAGAAGCTGTACACTTGATTAAAAATACAGATGTTGATAAAATGAATTTGGCATTGCAGAGAGTAAATGTTGCATTAATGAAAAAACATAAGATTGCTTTATCAACAGAGGCTAGTGAGGATGATTTGAGAAATATATTGTCTAATAAAGCAATATTCAGTAACCCTGAGCAATTCTTAAAGACATTAAAAACATTACTTAGTATGTAATAAAGAAAGGATGAGATGATGAAACACTATAAAAAATTTTATGAAATCGGCAATAATAGATACTACACTATTGTTGCTGATGATGAAATGTATATAGCTAATGAAAGTTTTTTACCACTAGGTAAAAAAACATTATTTGGAAAACAAAAAGAATTGAATACTGGCTTTAAACTTTTAAAGTTTTCTCCACCTATTGCTCAATTATTCTTAGCTCTAGATAATTTAGAACCTAGTAAAAAACAAAGATATGCTAGTGATGACTTAATTATTTATAATCAAATTGATAATAAACTATTAAAAGATGATATTAAAAAAGCATATGAACAAGTTATCATTGATGAAATAAAAAATATGGAAAAACAACATATGGAATTATTTGATGATGGTAAAGTTGAAGAAGCACAAAGTTGTTTAATTTATATTAATGATTTAAAAAGATTAAATCCTTTGGATGGTGTTGATTTAGAGACACCAGAACACACTGGATGTATGATAATTAAAACAATGCTAAGAGAAGGTCTAGAACATTTATTTACTGAAAGAGTAAATGCTTTTACAAATAATGTTTACCTTTATGATCAAGATGAATTTGGTACATTAACTATATACAAGATTATTACGGTTAAAAATGTAGTAAAAACTATTGATACATTTATTTATGATAAGAAATTAATTGAATGTTTATTAAAAACTTTATATGAGGAAGGAAGATAATTATGGTAGATACAAGTTTAAATAAAAAATATACTGCACAGGAAGGTGGAAATTTTGATTTTAGTCCTATTCCTGATGGTGTTTATAGAGCAAGAGTAAAAGAGGTTACACCATGGACTGCAAAAACACAAACTCTTAAAGTTTATCAAAAGGATGAAAATGGTAAAGTATTAACTGATGAGAAGGGAAATAAAGTTACTGAGACAGTTCCTAATTGTACATTCTATAATTGTACTGTAAAAATGGAGATTATTGGTGGAGCTTATGATGGTAGAATTGTATTCCATAACTTAACTACTCATCCTAATATGGATTTTAATATTCCTAATTTCCTATATGGAATTGGATTACAAGAAATTGCAGCAAGTGAAATTCAAGAAAAGGTTAAAGGACTTGTTTGTGATATTGATGTATTCACTGATAAGTATGAAAAAACAGTACAAGACAAAGACACTGGTTTAGATAAAATTGAAGAGAAATATGTTAATAAAGTTAGATCATTTAAACAAATTCCTGCTGAAAACCCTAATGTTGAAGTAGAATCAGAAGATTTTGGTTTCTAGTTAAGGTTATTAATATATGGAATACTTTAAAAAGTATTTTAGTGATGTTGAAGATAAAAATTGGTTAGATGAAGAAGTAAAGGTTTGTTGTCCTTTTCATGATGACAATAGACCTTCTGCATCTATTAATACTTCAAAAAATCTATTTCATTGTTGGGTATGTAATATTGGCTATAATGAAGAACAATTTATAGCTAAAATAAATAATATACCAACTACAGAAGCAATCAAATTACTTGATAAATATGATATCCATAATGATTGGGATGTTAGTAAAGGTTTACTTTGGTCAGATGAGGTTTTTCTAAATAAAGTTAGAGGTTTAGGTTTATCTGATGAAACTATTAATGATCTTAATCTAGGATTAGTAAAATTTAGTGGTTCTAATAGAAGATTACTGGGAATACCAGTTTTCTATAATAACATTCTTGTAGATGTTAGAAAATATAATTTATTAAAGTATGATGGACTACCAAAGTGTAGCTCGAATGATGATGCTGAGAGTGGTTGGATTATTCCATATGATACCTTTTTAGAGAGTAATGAAGTGTGCTATCTTTTTGAGGGGGAGAAAGATATGCTCATAGCAAGAGAACAAGGTATAAATGCATATACACTAACTTGTGGAGCTGGAGCAACTCCTAACTCTAAAATAATAGGTTCATTTAAAAACAAAGATATTGTACTATGCTATGATAATGATGAAGCAGGTCAGAAAGGTATGGTAAATGTCTTTAAATGTATAAAAGATGTAGCAAAAGATGTTAAATATATAAAGATAGGTGATGTTGTTAAGGAAGAAAAAGAAGATTTCTATGATTATATTACAAAATATAATGGAGATATATTTGAATTTTATTCGTTAGAACAACATCATTTTAATTTAGATGAAATTGAGAAGAATGTTAGAATTACAATAAAAGAAGCACTAAATGAGAATAGATTAAGAAAAAAGTTAAAAAGTATTATAACAGTTACTAGTGAATTTCAAGATCCATATTCAGTTCCTACTGTGGTAGAGTTTGAAAAAGTAGATGAAAAAGGTTCAAAGAGTGAGACTATGATAACTGGAGAAAAAAGAAATTGGTTTCTAGAAGAAAAGAATTTAATTCAGATGTTAGAGCTTATAGAGGCTAATGCTAAAGATATTGAGATAAAAAGTAAACTTAGAGGATATGTGGGTATTCCTAGTGGAGAACCTTTCATTGAAATTAAAATGAAAGAACCTAAAACTGTATATAAAACAACTGTTGTAGATAAGGATATTGATGGTTCAGTTCAAAGTTTAGATTTATATAGTTTTGAAAGATTAGATGTAGGTGGTCAATATGTTATAGACTACATTATCTATCCACATCCTACTAAACATCAAAAACTTGTTGCTGTATGTACTAATTGTATTCCAATACACGATAATAGGAATTATGCAACAAATAAAGATATACTTAAAATGTTCCAACATGAAGGCAGCATAGAAGAAAGATTAGATTATCTGTATCAAAGTGCTAAACATTATATAGCTAAACATTTAAACTATGATATATGGTTAATGAGTGATTTAGTATTTAATTCTATTCTAGATTTTGACTATGGTGGAGTTATGAGAGGATGTTTAGATGTATTCTTTTTAGGAGATACACAAGTAGGTAAATCAGAAACAACTGGAGAACTATGTAAATTGTATAATTTCGGTCATTTCCTATCATTAAAGACATCAACAACTGTAGGTTTGATTGGTGGTTCTAGTAAAGTAGATGGATCTTTTTGTAACACAATAGGTTCTATACCTAGACAACATAAAAGATTAGTTGTACTAGAAGAATTTAGTGGAGCTAGACCTGATTTCATAAAGACTATGACTGATATAAGAAGTAGTAATGAACTAAGGTTATCAAGAGTCAGTGGGGAGTTAATTGTACCATGTAAATTGAGAATGATCACTATATCAAATCCAGTAAATGATGAGAATGGTAATCCTAGATTTTTAAATACATTTCCTAATGGTGTAATGCCTTTAATGGAACTTATTAAAAGTGCTGAGGATGTATCAAGATATGATGGTTTCTTACTTATACCTAAAGTTGAAAAGAGATTGAATCCATTTGAATATACACTACAAGGAACTCCTATTCCAAAAGAAGCATACCAGAATAAAATAAACTGGGTAGCAACTAGAGAAGTAGAAAATGTTATATTTGCTGATGGAGTAGAAAGTTATATTTGGGAAAAAGCAGAAGAACTTAATAAAATATTTGAATGTAATTTCCCTTTATTTGGAACTACAACATCTAAGAAATTAGCAAGATTTTGTGTAGCTCTAGCCAGTCTATTGGTCAATGTTGATGAATCTTATGAAAATATAATAGTTACAAAAGATATAGTTGATTATATGGTTAAATATCTTGTTAAAATTTATGACAATCCAGTATTCAAATTAAGAGACTATGCAGAAGAATATAGAGAATATAGTAATTGTACTGATAATGATATCAAAGACCTACAAGATCTATATGCTAGAAATGCAACACTATTCAACTTCTTAAATGGTCAAAGCAGAACTTCAAGAGCTAACTTATTAAGTGTATCTGGTTTAGATAATTCAAAATTCTTTGCAATATTCAATAAATTAGTTGCTAGAAAGTTTATCAGATTAAACTTAGATAATGTTTATCCTACTGATAAATTTAGAAAAGCATTTAATAGAATAGATAAAAGTTTTACTACTGATACTGGTAGTATGATTAATGTATCTGATAAAGATGAAACTAATGATAGTGGTGTAGTCTTTATAAACGATTTGGAAGGAGATAATCAATGATATTAGATGAAAAGGAGCTAGAAGAATATAAAACTCATCCTAGAGTTTTAGAAATAAGATTCATTTTATTATTTAATATGTTTGAGAAGGAACTTGGTTACTTACAAGCAACTAAGTCCTTCCAAGCAATATGTAGTTCATTTAATTGTAATATGACATTATTACAAGCGATTATAAATAAGAGATTTGATATTCAAAGAAAATCTAAAACTAACTTTAGAAGATGGAGACAAGAGGTAATATTTACATCATATGTTTATGGTGAAAGTATATATAAAGTAGCTAAGACATATTTCAATATTAAACCTGAGACAATATATGCTCAAAAGGATATTTATGATATTGAAGTATTCTTAAATAATGAATGGCTAGATAAATTTGACAATGATGTTTGTTTATGTGGAGAATATGCTTATAGAAATGAAGTTGTTAGATTTATGGAAATAGTTGATAATTTTTCAATAATCTTAAAGAAATGGAATGGTGATGTATAATGTTTTTATATCAAAAATTAGGTTATGAATACACTCATATAGATTCTAGTAATTTATATAGTGCTGTTAATGATTTAAATGGTTTTATACAAGCAGCAGAAGAATGTCAAGCTAATTACCTATATTATGATACAGAAACAAATGGTCTACATATAATAACTTCTAAACCATTTCTAGTTTCATTAGGTTTTAAAAAAGGCAATACTAAAAAAGTTATAACTATGGATTATAATAAAGAAGTTATAGAACAATTTTGGATGCTTGTAGAATTTTCTAAAGAATTAAAGAGCAACCCTAATTATATAGGAGTAGGAGCTCATAATGCTAAATTCGATTATCATATGATGGAAAATGGTGGAAGTGCTATTCCAGAAGGTATAGATTTATTTGATAGTATTACTGTTGCTAGATTAACTGAATATGTTGATGAACATGCTAAAATGAGTCTAGAAGTTTTGGGTGGTAAATATGTTAGTGATGATGCTAAATTTGCTGGTAAGATTATTAAAGATATGGTAAAGAAAATTAATCTAGAAAGAAGAAAGAAACTTAGAGAAGATATTATGGATGCTTTTCCAGAAGATGGATTCTTTACTATAACTAAAAGTGGTAAAAGAAAAGCAACAAGTAAGTTATCTAAACTTATAGAAGAATATGATAAAACTAGAACACAATTCTTAAATGATGATAATCCATACTTCAAGTTTATTGATGAACATTTCAAAGAAGCTAATTACAAAGATGTTTATGAAAAAGAACCAGAATTAATGAGAAGTTATGCTGCTGATGATATTGTTATAGGTCTAGAATATCTAGATAAAGCTATGCCTACATTATTAAAAGTTGATAAAGACTTAACTGTTACTAAAAGAGAAGGTAAACTTATTAGAGCTGTTGCTTGGATGGAAGATACAGGACTAAAAGTTGATGTAGATTATGTGTTAAAATGTAGAAAGAATATGATTGCTTATAGAGATTTACTATACTATGAATTACAAATGTACACAGGTACAGATTTCTCTGTAGGACAGCATGAAATGATTAAAAAATTGTTGCTTTATAAATATGCTATAAAAACTGATAAAGCTGATGAAAAAGCACTAAAATATATAAAAGATAATACAACTAATGAAGAAGTAAAAGATATATGTACTAATATAATGGAATTGAGAACTCTAGATAAATGGATCTCAACTTATGTTGATGGTAAACTAAATGCTGTTGTAAATGGAAGAATATATACAGATATTAACAATAGTGGAGCTGTTAGTGGTAGAGTTAGTTGTGATATGCAACAACAACCAAAAGAAGCACTATTTGATAGAGATGGAAACGAGTTATTTCATCCTAGAAGAATGTTTATTTGTGATGATGGATTCTGTTTAGCATTCTGTGATGAGAGTCAAATGGAGTTAAGAGTACAAGCATATTACACCATACTTCATGCTAGTGAACCAGATTTATTAATGTGTAGAGCTTATATGCCTTATAATTGTTATAATGAAGTATCAACTAAGTTTGATTATACTAAACCAGAACATATAAAAAATTATGCTAAACACACTTGGTATGAACTAGGAACTGGTAAAGAATGGATTCCAACTGATTTACATAGTGCAACTACTAAGAATGCATTTCCTGATCTAGAAGAAGGAACTGATGAATTTAAGCACCACAGGAAACTAGGAAAACGAGCTAATTTCTTGAAAGTTTATCAAGGTGGTGTAGATGCCTTAATGAATGCTTTAGATGTTCCTAGAGAGACAGCAGAAGCTCTAGACAAAGCATTCTATAAATCATTTCCTAGAATTAAAGAGTATCAAGACTGGGTAGTACAACATCTTAGTCAGTATGGATATGTAGAAAATTTATATGGTAGAAGATATTATATGGATGATAGCAGATTCTACTATAGAGCTTGTAATTATTTAATACAAGGAACTTGTGCTGATATGGTTAAGACATTTGAAATAAGAGTTTGGGAATATTTAACTAAGAATAAGTTAAAATCTAGATTAGTTCTACCAATTCATGATGAATTAATGGTATCTGTTGCTAAAGATGAGATGTTTGTAATAAAAGAAGTTAAAAGAATAATGGAAGATGTGACTGATGTAATTAAATCAATACCTATGATTAGTGAACCTGAAATGAGTGAAACTAATTGGGCAGAAAAGAAGGAGTATGTTATAGATGATAATTAAAATAACTTTATTTTATAGACATGCTGAACCAGCTATGAAAATGTTTAAAGTTCCTAATAACTGGTTAGTCATTGTAGAAAAATCTGAAGAAGAAACAAGTATAAAATGTGGTAGTGAGTTTCCAATGATTACATTTAAAAATAGAGATGTAATTAGATATGAAATAGAGAAAATATTAAATGATAAGGAGTGTGTTATTAATGACTAGAAAAGATTTAAAAGGCAAAACATTTTACTTAATTGCTAAATATTGGTTAGATGATTTAGTTGGTTTTGTTAAAATTGGTGATGATAGAGAAGAGATCATAAAAGAATTTGAGAAAAAGTATTGTTGGAAAGCTGGAGATTGGGGAGCAACAGAAGAATCTTATCAATTACTAGAATGTACTGCAAAAGAATTAAGTGATGGATTTAACATAGAGGAGTATGTTATAGATGGATGATGTTAATATGAAAGTAGGAGATTATGTAAGATTTAAAACATTAAGTAGAGAGATAAAGATAGGCAAAGTAATAGATATTATTGAGCCTGATAAAGAAAGTATGAAAAAATATTGTGTATATGATTTAGATAACGATGAAGCAACAGTTGATGATTATATAATTAAATCAAGCCCAAACATAATAGATTTATTAGAAGTTGGAGATTATGTTAATGGTGCAAGAGTTACTAATATTAGTAAAGAACAAGGAAAGAATGTTGAAATATATTTAGATACTAATGATTTATTTGAACAAGATATTTATAAAAATGAAGATATTAAATCAATAGTAACAAAAGAACAATTTGAAAGTATGGAATACAAGATAGAGGAGAAATAATGTATAAAATAAAAATAAAGACAACTCATAATGTAATAGAACTTATAGTAGATGATTATTTTTCGGAAGAAGTGCAAGAAATAATAAATCAACCATATGTAGAAGAAGTCTACCTAAGGTGTATTGATTATGAAGATAAAAACGATTATAAAGATGTTAAGAAATTAGTAAAGGAGAAAAGAAAGTTATAAAATTTTAGGAATAGAGGAGTGTTAAATTCGGAATTGATGTTTATAAAACGCATTTTTATAACAGATTACAAGAACTAAAAAGGAGATAAAAGTAATGAAACTGATAAATAAGAAAAGAAAATTAATATTTGAATTTGAGAATGATGAAAAAGGAATTATGGTTACAACTAGAGTAAAAGGTAAACTAACATTAGAAGATGTATTGTGTGCTAAGCAAGTTATAGATAATAAGGTGAATGAGAATGTCAAAAACAAAAGAAAGTAAACTAGAAGAAGAAGTAGAAAGATTGATGCAAAGAAAAGGTATCTGGCAATTAGCTAGATACCAGGCTCAATCTAACCAAAATGGTTTACCTGATAGATTATATTTATATAAAGGCTATTTATTAGGTCTAGAACTTAAAACAGATGAAGGTGAACCTACTGAATTACAATTAAGAAAAATTGATGAAATAAATAAAAATGGTGGTATAGCTATTATTGTTAGAAATATAGAGACAGTAGGACAATTAATAAAATATATTGACCTTTGGCATTTTTCGGATAATAACAATGATACGATATTATATGAACTTGAGGAGTGGATGTTGGAACATGATTATTAAAGATTATATGTATAAATTATTATATAGACTTAATCAAGAAGGTTTTATTTTACAATATTATGAAGCATATTCCACTTCTAGTTGTTACATAAAACTTGATTATGGAGTAAGTAATTCTATAAGAATAGCAGATCACAAAGGAAAAGACAAATATCCTTATAGATTTAATCTAATGATTAATTTGGATGAATCATACAAAGATAATGGAAGAAACTATTATAGTATTAAAGATTATGAGAAAATGATTCTAGATATTAAAAAATTTAGAGAAGAACAACTTGAAAAATATGGTTTTTCTTATTATGAATATATGTTAAACAATAAAAAAGATGCTAAAAATAAAAAAGGTTTTTGGTCTAAAGCTAAAACTTATAATGATTAATTTTAAACTTTTTAATACAAATTATGTTATAATTTATTTGTGAGGAGAATGACTATATGGATAAAAATTATGAATGTTGTATATGTCATCAACCAATTGAGAAAAACAAAAGACTTGTTTATCAGGAATATGATGGAAGGAAACCTTATGGATCTTTTCATAATAAATACAATTATGATTTCTGTGATAAACATTTTAGAGTATTTCTTAGTTGGGTAGTTAAAAACAGAGATGAAAATGAATTAAAAATAGGAGTAGAGGTGGATTTATGAAAGAAAGATATGATGTAATTGCAAGTAGTTTATCTAGTTATTTTGGAGTAGGATTTAATACAGTTCAAGAACAATTAGATTATGATTTAGGAAAAGAAGAAAGAATAGTTGATGAAGAAGCTCAAGATAGAATGGATTTAGGTATTGCTCTAGAAGATGGATGCTTAAACTATTTTGAGAAGAAAATGGGTATTAAGATTGATGAGAGAAACTCTGAATATAAATATGCATTTAATGACCAACTTAAATGTAAAAGAGATGGTAGAACTTTTATAGATGGAATTGAAACTGGAGTTGAAAATAAGTATTCTAATTCATCTAATGAATGTTTTACTGATAGTCTAGGATATGAAATACAATGTCAAGCATACATGGAAGCATGGGGATTAGACCAATGGTTATTATGTGGTATGTGGCAAGGTAAACCTGTTTGTAAGTTAATTAAAAGAAATAATGAATTAATTAAAGATATTGAAACAATAGTAAATTCTGTTGTTGAAATAATGATGGGATTAAGAGAAATTGATGATTATCCTTGGGATATTGTAGAAAAATATTCTAAACAGAAACAATTAAAAGTTTTAACTGATGATGATCTAGAAGATTATGATAAACAATTATTAAACAGTGTAGGTAAATTGAAAGCACAAAAGAAAGCTATTGAAGATAAACTAAAAGAATTAGAAGATTATGCTAAAACTCATTATGAAGATAGTAAATGGGAAGATGCTGATTTTAAATACTCAATATCTACATCTGCTGGAAAAGCAACATTTGATAAAGCAACATTCAGTATTGAAAATCCTACAATAGATATTATGAAATATTATAAAGAAGGAACACCATTTAGAACTATCAGATGTACAGCTAAAAAGAAATAGTATGATTGTTTGTATAATAAGTAAACCTAGGGATTGGGATAGAAAAACTAATCCTTATAAAACAACATTTATAACAGTTAAAAAGAATAGTTTAAAATACTTTTTAAGTTTGATAATAGAAAAATTAAAATTTAGAGATGTTTTTACTTCTGATAAATTGAGGTGATAACATGTTATTATTTATATATTGTTGCTTGAGATTATCAAGTGAATGTAGTAGAAAAGAGGAGAATGATTATGAATAGTGAAAATTTTTTACATTATTGTTTAGATAAAGTTAATGAATATACTAAAGAACATCTTGATAAAAGTGAAGGAGTACCATCATATACAGTGTTTATTGTATGGTATTGTAAAACCTTACAGAATCATAAAGCATTATTAAGTACAAGTCTACCAGATGGTATGTACTATGAATGTACTTATAATGGTGATAAAAATGAATTTTATTTAGATGCTTATAAAAAATTTGAAAATATTTGTATAAAAGGAGAATAATTATGAATAATGAAAAAATTTTAATAGATTTAAGAAAAGAAAGAATGGAACTAACTTCTAAAATAAATAATTTAGTACAATTCAGAGGGACTGATAAGTGGAAAAAACTAACATCAACTCATAAACAATTGCTAGATATACAATTAGAAGCTATGAAAACATATTCAGAAGCTCTTACAGGTAGATGTATTGAAATACAAGAAAGAATGGTTGAACAAAAAGAAATGGTTGAACAAAAAGAAGAACAACCAAAATATGATAACCAAGAAAATGAAGAATCAATGACAAAAGTTATTATAATTGATCTAAACAATATAAAAGACTAGATAATCTAGTCTTTTTATTTTGTTATTTGATTAAATTGTTGAATATAAGGATTACTCTTCATACCATTTATTTTATTTAATCTAGCCATTATTCCCTCAACTGATGTATTCTTATTTGCTTGTTTCAATTCATTCATAGTACTGAATTGATATCCTCTTTGTTGATATTGTTGCATCATATTTTCTAGCCTTTCTAGTTGATCATACATTCTATTTATTTTATCAGTATCAATATTACCTTCCATAGTTGCAGCATTTTCTAAGAATTGGAATGGATTACCACCATTCATTGTATCTTGTAATCCTTGATATGCTCTATTTATATTCTTTAGTGGTGTATCTAAACCTGTTAGATTACCTAATAAATATTCTTGTTGTTTAGTCATTCCTGGTAGATTCTTACTTAGTTCTCCTGGGAATTTTTCAATCTCTCTACCAGTAAATGAATTCATATTATTAGCAAGTTCTATTGGCATTTTAATTAATGGAGATGATAAATTAGTAAAATTACTCATTGGATTCTCTAAAGTATCAATTAAATTACCAAAAGGTAATGCACCTCTTATAACTTTATAAGAACCATCTTTACCAATACTAGGAATAGGAATATATAAATTATCCTTTAACCAGTCACTTACATTTTCACTATTGTTATCCGTAGCAGCATCTAATAATCTATCATATCCTCTTATAAGTTTACTGTACTGTGATCCATTTCTAGATAAGTTATCGAATTGGAATGCTAAGTTCTTTTTAGTAAATGTATAGAAAGGCATAACTCTTTTCATTACATCTCTTTCAAAATCAGTCATATCTGTTGGATCGAATAATACTTTTCTAACAGCTTCTCCAGCATTTTCAACTCCTAATTTATCTAAGAATTTCTTGTTTCTAGAACCTTCCATAAATGTTACAAGTCTAGCCATCGTATCCATAGTATTATTCATCTTATTATTTAAATAAGGTAAACCATCAACTAAAAATTCTTTTAAATTACTTGGTTTTGTGCCTTTTTCAAAATACTTTTTCAAACTATCTGGCATATCTGATAGTTGCATAGCAGTTAAAGACTTAGGATCACCAAACCCTGCATCTATGAAACTATTCCATATATCTAACATCTTTTGTTCTTTAGAAGTAAGTTCTATACCATTAGCAGCTTTTCTCATTAAGTCATCACTTTTATTCATGATATTAAGTGCTTCTGGGAAAAGTTCTGCTTGTTTAGTAGGATTGATACCAGCTAAGAACATATTAGATGAGTTACCTAAAAGGTTATTAATCTGGAATGATGGGGATAATACTTTATTTCTTTTGAAGAAATTTAAGTATTGATCATATAATCTTACTAAACCTTTAGCTTGTTTCTGATCTGTTCCTATTTCTACAAGTCTCAATATGTCTTTATTAATAGCCATTTTTCCACCATTATTCTTGACATATTTAGCAATATCTTCCATATCTTTCAAACCTAATTCACTACTCATTTTACTTAGTTTATTAGATAATGATCTAACTTCATCACTATTTAATTGTTTAAATCCTCTAGGAATTGTACTGTCTGCATTAGTAAGAATTTTCATATTACTATTATTCAATTTTTCAATCTTATCAGCATTTAGTTTTTCAACTAGAGATAAATCTCCAGCTTTTCTAGCTTTATTAATTTGTTTATCAATTTCTTTAAGTTCTTTATAATTACCAAATGTTGCATCAACTAATACTGTGTCTAGAGCCTTACTATCTTGTGCTAATTTAGGAATGTTTTCTAGATAGTTACCAAATGACTTAGTAATACCTTCTGAGAAGATTCCATCTTCACTTAATAGCTTATCAACGGCTTTTCTTTGTACATCATTTAGATTATCCAAGTTCTTAGCAATACTTTCTTTAAACATATTATTTGCTTCACGAGCTGACATGTTATAAAGTCTGTCTCCTAAAATCTTAGTATTACCTTTTGTAATAACTTTACCATATTCATCAACGAATCCAAGTTCTTTATACTTATTGAATTGGTCTTTATTAAATGCATGTCGAACATATCCAGCATTATCAGCATATTCTTCTGTAAGTTTAGTACCAAAATATTTATCTAATATACCATTAGCCTTATTAAATATATCATCATTTTGCTGATATAGTTGTTTAAATGCATCATCAGCATCATATTTCTCCATTAATTTACCAAATTCATCTAGATCGGCTTGTGTATAATTACCTTTTTTAATAACTTTTTCACTAAGTTTAGCTTCATCTAAAGATAATCCAGCAATTTCATCAGCAAAACTTTGACCATATTCTTTAACCAATTTATTGTATTGTGATTTAGTAGGTCTTACTTTATCCCAATCTTTACTTAATTTAATAAGTCCATCATCTGTTACATCAACTGTAAGATTTAAGCCTCTACCTGCTTTATTTACATCATCAGCAATAGAATTAAGTTTCTTAACAACATCATCACCAGCATCTACAAGTGTAAGTTTACCATTCTTAGCCTCTTTAATAATATCTCTCATTGTAGTTTCTCTATTAAGATTCATAAACTCTTTAAGATTGGCAATATCTTTATCTGTTTGTTCTGCTATTTTTCTAACCGTTGCTTCACTAGTATCTCCCATTCTTTCAGCAACTTTGTAAGCATAATCTGTAATACTATTATCTAGGTTCTCATATAAAGGTTTTAACTCATTAGCAGCTCTAACACTATTAGCATTGTTTTTCCTTAGTTTATCTTTTACTTCTTTAGGAATACTAGCAACAGTATTAAAGGCTCTGGATATTTGATCCTTAACATCTTTATAAGTTTCTAATTTACCAACAGTTTTCTTTGCACCTTCTGCAAATGTTTTACCTAAATTAGCAGCACTCTTTGATCCTACATTAGCATATTCAATACCATTTGCTTTATCTAGTGCTTTAAGTGTACCTTCTATTGCAGTATCAGCACCTTTAGCAAGTCCTTTTACACCCTTACCAAGACCTTCAAATACTAAATCATTTGCTGATTTAAACTTGATACCAGTCTTTGCAGCATCTATAGCATTATCAGCAGCATTAATTCCCTTTGCTATATCAGAAGCAGTATCTAGTGCCTTAGCACCTTTTGCAACATCTCCAGCAGTATCTACAGCTTGTGCAGCAATATTAGCACCACCAGTAACAGGAATTAGTGCTAAATCCATAGGATCTAGAAGTACATCTCCTGCAAATCCTAGAACATCAGATAAGTCAAGTTTGCCTTTTCTATCACTCATACCTGCTTCTGTTAGTATGTCTTTAAAATTAGTTTCTGTATCACCTTTAAAGTTACTCCATGCTGCTGCTCCAGCATCTTCCCCTTTTTGTGCTGCGTTAATAGCACCGAATAGAGCTTGTTGTGGTCTATTTAATAATTCAAATACATCAAATACAACATTCTGGTTTTCTGGAAGTCCTAAAAATTTTTCAACAGCATTTCTACTGTCTTTTGCTTTTGATGTATCAACACCACTAGTTTCCATTCTTGTAGAAAGGTTATCTATTTGTTTTTGTAGTTTTCCTTGTTTACCAGCAGTTGTTTGTGAATAAGCATTAGTAGCAGACTTAGTATTTGCACTTTTTAATGATTTATATAATTTCTCATAGTAACCTTGTGCCATTTAAACCACCACCTTTTATCTACTTCCATATAATAATTCAGCAAGATCTTCATATGTAATTCCTGAATTTTGGAATTCTCTCAATGCATTAGCATCAGAAACAGATACTGTTGGTAATCTATCTAGACTAGGGTTGTACATGGCTGGATTATTGCTTCTTAATAAATTATCAACATAAGTATTTCTATTTCTAGATGTTTGAGGAGTAGCAAAAAGATCATCGATTCTTTTATTTTTTGCATTTGTAACATATCTTTGATAATTAGATTTATTTCTACTTGCTTCTTGATCAGCAGCCTTTTGTAATTGTTTTAGTTTTGTATTATAGTTTTCTGTAGCATTTATATTATTGTTGTATGCTGAAACAGCATTATTAGCATTATCTATACCAAATATGATACCTAGATAATTAGCCTTTTGATTATCAGTCATATCAGTATTAGAAAGAACTTCATTAATAGTGGCTCTTCTATAAAATTCTTCTAATTCATTTTCTGCATCAGATTGTGCTTTACTTCTTCCACCCCCACCACTAGCGGCTCTTTGTGCAGCTTGTAAAGCATTGTTTGCTTCTCTTTCATCCATAGCACCAGCTATACCTGCTAGAGTTTGGTTATATCTATTTTGTGCAGCAGTTTCTGCATCCCCTACATCTGCTAAAGTATCAGCAAGTTTTCCCATTAAGCCAGAGCTTTCTTGTGCATACTTAGAAGTAGCTTGACTTAATTTATCAGCAGTACCAGCAGAAATTGCTCCAGCATCTTTAAGCAATTTACCAATATCTTCACCTTTTTGTATAGTGTCTGATTGAGCTAACATATTTGTTAGTCCACTTGCTGATAATCCTCTATTTGCTAAATTTCCACTACCTAATCTTTGTCTATTAAAAGAACTTTCTGCAACATCTACTAAACCTTCTGCAAAGTCTCTATTAGATCTTTGTTGTTGTAATTTTAATTTATCTTGTAAATTCTTATATTGATTTTGAACATTCTGCCAGTTAGTATTATAGGTATTCTGTGCGACTTCTCTTTGCTGATTATAAGCACTTCTATCTAATGGACCTACAAGACTCTCAGCATATTCTCTACCTTTATTAGCCATTTATATCACCTACCCTATTCCTAACATATTATATAAATCACCTATTGATGGAGCTTGATATGGATCGTTAATACTGAAACTAAATGAACCAGTGGGAGCAATTCCTAATTGCTGGAGTGCTTTTGTGGCTGTATTTGCATCAACACCAAATGTAGTTTGAATTGCAGCCCTCTTTTGATCTACTGAACCATTACCATTTACGATTTCTGTCAATGCTTGTTTCTTTGCACTAGATAATTGTGATCTAGCAGCATTTACAGCATCACTATGTGCCTGTGCAGCAGCAGCTCTTGCTTGTGCTAAAGCAGCTTGAGCATTTGCATTTGCATCCCATCTACCTTGTACTTGTTCTGCTAATTGTCCTAGAGCTTGATTGTATTGATTTTGAGCCTCTCCCCTTCTAGAAGCAATACCTGCTAATGCACTATCTAATGTATTCTTAGCAGTCTCTAAATCTATATTATATTGATCTCTACTTTGTTTTTCTGTATTATCTAAATCATTCATTGTGCTATAGAATTTATTAGCTAAATTACTATATTGTTGACCTGTTTCCATTCTATTTCCAACTTCACCTAATGCCTTTAAACCACTACTACCAATACCCCTAGAAGCTAAATCAGCTTGATTTTGTCTGTTTGCAGTATAAGCATTTTCTGCCACAGTAGCTCTACCAGTGTTAAAATTTTTTCTTGTGTCCTGTCTATTTGAACTTATCTGATTCATCAAGTTATTGAAATTAGTTTCTAATGAGCTTTTAGTAGTGCCATATGTTCTATTTGCAACATCTTCTTCACCTTTAAGATAAGATAAATCTAGATTACCTAATTGTTCTCTAGCATAATCTTTTGCACTTTGTGCCATAAAAACACCTACTTTCCTACATAAATTATAACATAACAAATAAAAAAAGTCTAATATATAGACTTTTTATTTACCAATCTTTGTTTGAAGTAAATCTGCTGTACCACCAGCACCAGTTGCAGCAAAGAAACATAGTACTAATGCTTGTAGTAAATTAGGTTCTACCTTAGTAAAATAACAAATTAAACCACTAATTAAACCTATTAAAACATTTTGAATTGGTATATATTTATTAGGAATACTGTCAACAAAAACTTTTGTAATAGCTCCTAAAATGTAAGTAATAATACCTACAATGATGACATAAGTTATTTCCATATTTAGACACCTCTATTTCTTAATATCATTTATACTAAACCATCCAGTTACTGCTCTAGGATCATTTATATTTCCTTTATCATATTGATTTAAAGCATATCTATTAGGTCTAGAAGTATTTCCAGCAATCATGATGACTTTCATTTTTTGATTCTCAAAATATCTAGTTTTAGCACCTTCACCAGTACTTGATGCAGTTCCTACACCATTTACAATTACTGTATCACCTAATTCTATTTCTTTAGGATCATCTTCTACATATGGAGTTAGATCTTCTTGTGAAACCCATCCTAATCCATCATCTATATTATAAGGTTTAGTTGCTCCAGATTTTTTAAAGATTTTTGTAATTGTGCATACAAAATCTTTTCTTTCTTGACCAGGATTTTCACCATAAGCTGTACCATATAATGTACCACTAAATACTACCTTATCTCCTACTTTATATTTTAACTCTGGAGTTGGTTCTGGTTTAGGTGGTTCTGGTTGCTCATCATATTCTATAAAATTACACTTACCATGATGATCCCATGTCCTAGAAGCATACCCATCTTTATATCCCCAATTACCTAAATATGTAATCTGAACACCATCATTCCAAATTGGAGTACATTCTACTACGAAACCATCACCAATATAAACACCAATATGTCCTTCCATCCAAACAAATTCACCTGGAATTATATTTGAGAAGTCATTTGATTGGTCATAACAACAATCCCAAAACATTCCATTAGCATTTGTATCAGGAACTCCATTAGAAGCATACACAGCACCACCATAGATAGCATTTACATCTCCACACCATCCCCAAAGAATTCCTTTGATTAAATTAACACAGTCAAATCCAAAAGTATCATAACTTGCATCCCATATTTTAGCACTTCTCCATTCTTGTTCATTATAAGGATAGTTTTTTGTATATCTTCTTTTATTTGCATCATTTAATGGAGCACCAAAACAACCATAGACATATAGAGTTTTATAATTTATAGCGATATCTTTACAAATATTAATTAAATCTAATGCTTTCATTATTTCACCTCTTCTTCTTTTTCGTTGATAACTGCATCATCATCACCAACTACTTTAATAAATTCTTCATCTTCTGAACAATTATTATTTATATCTTCTACCATTTGCTCTTCTATTTTGTTATCATCTTCCATTTCAACTCACCACCTTCCAAATCATTTATAAATTCATTATAACATACTATTTTATTTTTATCAATGATGCTAAAAATCCTATTATTGCACCTATTACTGTAGTAATAATATAGGTAACAATACTATCATATCTCTTAACTGGTTTTTCTTCTATAGTGGTTATTCTGGAATCCATTTTAGTCTGTTCTTCTCTCATGTATTTCATTTCAACAGCTAATTTTTCAGTAGATATAGCTATACTATTGATTTTGTCAAAGACCTTTTTAAGGTCCTTGACATCATTTTTTAAATCATCAAATTCCTGTCTAGTAATTTCTTTTTCTTTCATATCCAATTATCCCTTTCTAGTCTTTTTATTGTCTATAATTAAATGTTGATGTATTAAGTTTATATAGTTTAACATATTCATCTACTTGATAATTTACATTTGTATAAATACACTTATTCATTATTACAAGACCTTCAGACTCGGCATCTCCTACATTATAGTAAATATTTCCAATAAAATTCAATTCCCAATCATACACATCAATATGATTATTTGGTCTATTAATATAAATATAATTTTCATCACTTTCTAAACCACCAGCAAATGTTATATCATAAATTAATTTATGAGCAATAACATTGTTATTAGTATCACATATAATTAAACTTTTTACTGCAACATTATTAATATCAGTTGAAGTTCTTAATAAATAAACAACTTTATCATGAATTTTATTATAAGTAATAGCTCCTACACCATTAACACTTGACAATATTCCACTAAAATATGTTTCTAGTGTTGTTTGTAAATCAATATTTTCTTTAAATTCTAATGTTTCACTATCAACTTTACTAACTCTAAATAAATCTGTTAAATTATCATAATCAAATGATGTAATCCATAACTCTTTTAATTTTTCTATATATGTCATTCCATTTCCATGCCCATAACTTGTTGAATAAGAACTTTTGATTATTTCATCTTTTAACATATCATATTTTATTATTCCACATGGATTTACATCATCATTATCAATAGTAACATATAAATATCTTTTTTTATCACTTGTAAATCCTTGCGTTGCTACTAAATCATCATGTGTAAATGGTGTTTGATTTACTATTGAAAATGTATCTAAATCAATTCTTTTCTCAACAGTTAAATTGTTTGGTAAATATTTTTCGTTTATAATATCTTCACCTAAAAAGTTATTTGATAAATTGTCTGTAATTATATCTGTGTATTCATCTTCATTTGTATAAAGAGTTATGTGTTCACTTATTTCGTTTATAAAATTAGGCGAAGTTGTAATAAAATCAAAATTTGTATTTACAAAATTTCTTATTCCAATCCTAATATATTTGCAATTTTTATTATCGATTTTATAAAAATAAATATTATCATAAAAACTTTTGCTGCCTATTAATTCTTTGTTTTCATCATACAAGCCAACAGAAAAGGTATAAAGACTATTAGTATTTATAATAATTCCATTATTAACTTTTATAAAATCTGAAATTAATCTTGTCGTTGATGCCCAATTTACATGACCATCAACATTATTTAAGTTACCAATATAAAATCTTGGTTTTATTGTTTTTTTATAATCTTTAAGTTCGTTACCTACGATATATATATTAAATTCTAAACTATTAATTAAGGATTGCCCTAGTTGATTTATTTCTCCATCTGTCCATAAATCATTTCCACTTTCACTGCTTTTAAGAGACATAATTCTAAAAATACTATCTTCAGTAAATACATATTCTTTTATCAATTCTGTTCTTTCTATAAAATTATTTGTTGATGGTGCTGAAAAATCACTATATCTATAAATTCTAAATTTAAAATCATTTCCAATTTTTATTGAACTTCCTTTTTTAGCATAAAGAGCCACTCCAGTTGTTAATAAATAATCATGAGTTATTCCCCACTCTCCTGTTCCTGTTATAAATTTATTATTCCATTGTATATTATCATAATTTATTTTAAAAATATTATTTTCATATAATAAATTAAATTGAGTTTTTAAATTTTCTTTTAAATTATTATAAGAAACACCATTAAAATTTTCTCTTGCATTAATTGTTTCTTGATTTTCTGTTGATTGATACACACCACCATCTATCCATTCAGTACCATTATACGAATACCAATGACCATCAGTTATATTTACATAAACAGATGTCGTATCTGTCATATCACTAACTGAATTTGCAACTAAAGGTCTACCACCTGGATCACCTGTAGGACCTTGTGGACCAGTAGGACCTTGTGGACCTGTGTCACCTGTACCACCTTTTTGTGCATATAATTGCCAATATTCAGTATTTGTAGGAAGATTTCCTATAGTTTCTTTTAGTGCACAATATGAACTTCCTTGATATGTAACAACATTAAGTTTATCATATTTAACTTCTGAACTATAGTCACCCATATTTTTAATTCCTACTATTCCTAAAACTATTGTTTCTTGTTCATTATTCATTACTAATCACCTCTAATTTATTATCATTTAATTGAAAAGTATAATCTTCTAGAATTTTATCACTATATTTTGTTCCTCTAATTATTAACTTTCCATCTACAACATCAAAAGTTGCCATTTCAATTTTTACTTGATCACTAACTAAATCTGCTGCCTCATTAATAACATGATCTTGATCTTCCTCAGTCCAATAGTCTACACCTCTAATTGGTGGACTAAATTCTGAAAATAAATTATCAACATATGCCTTTACTTGCTGAGATGAAGGGATTTTATCATCATCTGCTTGTAATGTTTCATCTAAAAATCTAGAAAGTGTTGCACCAACTAAAGCATTAGCATTTCCTACAGTTTTTTCACCATTTTCAAGTCTTTGTATATCGTAGTAATTTTCATTAACAGCTGTCTTTAATATAGAAAGCATATTATTAATATCTGTATGCTGATATACTTGACCATCTTTATATGTAGGATTTAAATCTGCTTCACCAATTCTTTCATATAAATCTTCTTCCATAGTTCTCACCTTCCTTAATCTTCTTTTACCTTTCCTAGTTTACATACAAATCCAAAACTTTCAATACTTAAGTAATCTGAACTCATACCATAAATCTTTAATGAGAAATTCTTTCCTTTACAAGGAATTACTAATTTTTTAGTTTGATAAGAACTTTCACCTAGTTTAGTTCTATCTAATCTCATATTTCCTAATAATGATATTTTTTCATCAAAACTTAATTCTCTATCCTCAGAATAATCATAAACTACTTGTCCTGTAGTATCATCAATATAATATCTATATTTCAATGGATCATTTACTAAATGACCATCTACATACACTTCACAGAAAAATTCTTTATATGCATAACCACCCAAACCTTTAACAAATATGTTTTTAAGTTTCTTATTGTGAATTGGATATTGTAAATTAATACCTTTTGTTTCTAACTCTATTTCCATATCTTTACCAAATTCATCATATGTTGTGTCATATTCGAACATATCATTTTCATATATAGGAGCTGGATTAGGACTCTTATTTATTGTTATCTTTAAATTATATAAAATACCTTTAAATAATTCATCACTAGGTCTATTTGATTTACCTATGAAATTACTTCTTCTGATAATATTAGATATACCACCATAATTAAATTCATCAGTTATAACTATAATATCATCACAATAAAGAGTCAAAACATAGTTTTTACCATTATCTGTTACATCATATTTCCATTTATGTTTTTCTAAAAGATTAATTTCACTACTTGTAAGGTTAGTTCTTTTTTTAGAAATACCATAACTTTCAAATACTAGTGTATTAGTTTTATCTATTTTACCACAATTTATACTACATTTTAAATCACCTAAATTTCCAGTATTATAATCACCAGCAAGATCTATAATCTTTGATATTTGGTTTATATTATCAAATTTACATTCGAACTCTATTGAATAACCATTAGAAAACGGAACATTTGAACTTATGATAGGAATTGTAATATAACTTGTTTTACCATCCAATTTTACACCATCTTCAACTATCCAATCAACATTACCTATAATAGTACCATTTAGTTTATTACCTGACTTATCTAAAATAGATGTACCTTTTCCAGCATCAAAATCATAAACTAAAACTTTTCTATTATCATTTAATATTATCTGGAAATCATTAATATCTCCAATTATATTAGGTCCTATAATTGATGCATCTCTATTACTATTTACAATGGTATCTTCTGGAACTTGTGCTTGACCAAATAAATTATTATCAATAAATATTGTAACTATATAATGATCACCACTTTTTGTATATGTAATCTTAAAATTATGTTCTCCTAATATTGATTTATTATTGTTAATAACATCAACACTATACTCTTCATATTCACTATTACAAATAACTTTTAAACTATGTTCACTATTTATTTTAATTGCTAAGTTCTTATAACTTAAATTTAACATTTGCTCTAGTACAACATTATATGTACCACTTATTGAGAATTCATGCCAATCAGTAACTTGAATATTTCTACTTAAAGGTAAACCAACATTAAATGAATCTATTTCTACAGTTTCTCTATAATATCCATTAATATTTGCTCTAATATACCATGTTCCATCAATACTTGCTTCTGGTTGACCATTATAATCAATATTTTGTACTTGTTCTCCACCACTATAATCGTTAGCCTCACCACCACCATCACTTATACTAGGAATAGTATGATTATGTTCTGTACCATTTATATAAGCATTTAATGGTCTTTCTCCTACATACAATGCTGAACCACCATCAAGATGTGCATAAGGAGTATAATGTAACTCACAACCAGAGTCAGTTGCTTTAGCCCAACCTGAAAACTTTATACCAAAACCTGCAAATTGACCACCTTTTGTAATATCAAACGAAGTATCTTGACCCTTTTCCCTTCTAGTAGAATATGTTGGATAATAACTTACTACACCAAGTTTCCAATTATGACTATATTGTGAATCACCTTGATTAATTACAAATGATCCAGTTTTAACATCTCTATACAAAGATGAACCTAGATTATAATTGAAAACTGTTTGTGGTATTAATATTGTATTAGTTGTTGTATCAATTAATGAAAATCTACCAGTTTGTACAGCATTAATATTTGTATTCTGTCTATAATATCTTAATGTATAATAAACTGTTACTGTCCTATTAGTGTTATCTGGAGCAGTGTTACATATTAGCTCTGCTTTGTAACCATGAGACCAATTAGTAACTATTGTAAAACTTTGATTAGTTGTTTGTCCTGTTGCTATTGCTTGTTTTAAATCATATAAAAAAGCATCATTGAAATCTGTAATATTGACATCTGCTAAAACATTAAATCCATTTTTAAGATTAAAATTAGAATTAATAACACTAGTTTTTACATAATTATTATTACCATTTAATTTTATACCAATACCTGGATTTTTAATTAATGAACCTACAGTTTTTGCATCATATCCATTACCAGATAAATCCTCTACTACATCATTTTGTATATTTCCAAAATCATATTCTAAAAGTGTTTCTTCTACTGAATATTCTTCTTTTTGTGGAACAGTACAATAACATTCTATAGCACCATCTAACATAAATAAGAATGTAGGTTTTTCAGTAAACCTTATCTCCGTAAATGCTTTCATATCATAATTATAAACTAGAACATCTAGATTATTCAATGCAGCTATATCACCTTGTTCATATGCTGTATTAAAGAATAACATATATTTATCCTTATATCTTATTGCATAAGAATATTCACTAATTCCATTGTATCTAACAGCTGGATCAGTAAGTTCTCCTAAGTACATTGTAACATTTGAAGTAAGACTTTTTACTTTTGTATCTATTTCTTTAACATTTTCAAATGTAAGACTATTAGAACTATTACCATATGCAGCACTAGATATTAATTGATAAATACCTCTAGAACTTGCAAAGTATAAAACATTCTCTATTGGAACTATAGTATGTGGAGCATGACATCCAATACTTAAATTTAATGGTATTACTTGGAAATCAGCATCTCCAAAGGCATTAGACATTTTATAAATTCTAAATTTAGTAAATATTACATAAACATTTCTAAAATAGATTATCTTCGTTATTTTATCTGTTGGTTCTATTGGTAATGATACATAATTATAATTTGGAACATAATGGAAATTATTTAATTCACTAAACCATATTGTATCATCTTTAAAATAAACAGCTCTATTATACATTTCTAACATTTCGTACTCACCAATATTAAGATGTGTTACAGCTTTTATTTCTTGGTCTATAGCACCTACATCATAATAATCATAGTAAGGATTAATATTAGCACCAGTTTTTTCTATCTTAATTTCTACATTACTTGTAGGAACAGTAGTAAATGAAACATTATAGACTTTTAATCCTGTTGTACTAAATGAAGTATCTTCTTGTACAGTTGCACTTCTTTCATATTCTCCTTCTTTAAATGTTATAGCAAAACCACTGTCAGAACCTGTATATAATATATTAAGTTTGAAATTACCACTATTTGGAATAACTGTTGTAGGTTTATCATCAGTTGTTGTTAAATACATACCTTGAATACTATCAGTTGTTAGTCCTTGATAATCTACCCAATGTAATGGATCATCACCTAAAATATTGAATCCTACTTTTCTAATTTCCATAGGACTTGGTTTATAAGATTTATTTTCTTCATTTCCAATTTCTGAACCATAATAACTAAAACTATCAGTTTTTCTATCAAAACAAACAAGACCTTTATCATTATTTGTAAAATAAATTTTATCAAAAAATTCTATAGTGTCTATATTAGTTAAATTTCTATCCCATTTAAATATAACTGGTAATACATTAATGCTTTCTTCAAGGATTATAGTTTCTGTATCTGTTGGATCACCATGTTCATCATATTCAAGTACTGGTAAAGTACAAGTATATAACCATGATTTAGATTTATTAGATTCTTTATTTGTAGTTATCATTAATATTTTAAATTTATTATTTTGATTACCATATAATTCTTGGTATTTTCTATATGCTTTTTCTCCAGTAAATGCTGATAAGTTTCTAAAACAGTTATTATCATTTTGTAACATTTTAATATAAACTATGTTATCATTGTAATCTTCTGGATTAGGATTTGCTTCTGTTTTATTCTTAACCTCTGGAGTCTCATGAAATTTAGCAAAAATTTGTGAAACAGCAGTAAGTTTACCAAATCCCATTCTTTTATATAGAGAACCTCTTTTATCCATTGTGAAATTTACTATAGATTTAAATTCATTATCTGGACTACTATCATCACTAAAATCGGTGTTAATACCACCGACTAGTTGATCTATAAGATAAAATAATTTATTCTCAGAATTACCTCTATATGTTTGGTATTTTCCCATCTAATTCACCTACTTTCTAGTATGATCCACCATTACCATTACTACCAAAAAATCCTATATTTATAGCATCTGATGTGTCTATACCATATACTCCACCATATCCTATACTATTTATGTATTCTCCAGATAGACCATTTTCAGTATCACCATTTTCGTACTGTTCAACTAATGTACCTATGCTATCTTTAAAAGAGTTTAATGCTTTATAAAATTCATCAAGATAAATGTTTGCTTCTGACAATGCACTATCATTCATCTTTATACCATAAGATAAATAAGGACTAATCATATCAAATTGATGTATAGGTGGTATAGCAGTATATTCACTTGTTGTATCTGTATAAAAAGGAAATAAAGTTTTACATTCTACATTAATTCTAGAAATTGCTCTATTAGCTAAACTTAATATGTTATCAACAGAGAAATTCTCATCAGTAAATATTGCAGAGTTTTTTGTAATTTCTGCTAATGTCATATAATCACCTTCTTTATAATAATTATAACATAAAAAAAGTTTATAGTAAATAAACTATAAACTATTGACCTGTTCTGTCCTCTATTTGAATCTTTGGAGTGTTACTTTCTGAAACCTCATGGATTTTCTCCATAATTTTATCATAGATAAATTTAGGATATTTTTGTACAGAACCATCAAATTTAATAGTTACTGGAACTCCATTATAAAGGAATGAATATTCTTTTCCAAAATATTGAGCATATATCTTATCTCCTCTAAATTCAACAACTTCATCATTCTTACATTTATCTAACATAAATTTCATTTTTTCTTTAATATAAGTTTTTTCAGCTTCTTTTTCACTGATTTCAGTATTAGCATCAATAGCTGCTTTAAGAGCTGCTGTAGCTGCTGCATTTTTAAGAGCACTATCTGCTTTTTCTACACTCTTACTATTTTCTTTAGTAACAGCTTTTTTCTTATTTTCTTTTTTAGTTTCAACTTTTTTAGGTTCTTCTTTATTCTCTAGACCTAATTGTTCATCAGTTAAAACAGGTTTTGTATCATTATTTTCTAACATTTTCCATTTCTCCTTTATTTTATTATATCAGTTATCGAATAAATTGTAAACTGTCCTAATAATATTATACAACAAAAAAGACAATATATCAATATTGTCTTTCTTAATTTTGTATTAGTTATTCTTATTGTGCAGCAGCTCTACCATATTTATCAGTTGACCAGTCATCAACATATACATCAAATCCAGATGCAGAATAAATTTTTGTAATTGACATTGGATCTGTTATTTTTGCACCAGTCCACATCTTATATCCGAATGTAGCTTTTTGTCCTAATGGATCAGCTTTATCAGCAGTAAATCCTGTATCATAGAATTTAACATTTCCATTACCTAATTTAATAACCATATATGGATCTCTACCTAAAACATAAGAAGTATAAACATTTACTGAACTAGTATTTGCGGCAACAGGACAAATTAAGCTATCAGTAAAATACATACCATATGCTTTATATTTAGCTAAAGTACCTTGTTTAATAGGTGTATTTTCATTACCTGGAACAAGTAATTTATTTACTAAAACAGGATCATCTAGTAAGTCATTCATTACATTTGGATGCATAACACCAACAAAAGCACCACCATATCTTCTATGACCAGTTCTATTATGGTTTGTCATTGTTAATGCAACAGTTCTAAAATCTTTGAATGTTACAATATCACTTGCATCAATATCATTAACACCAGTATTACCAACACCAACGAAATATTCTGATGCATCAGTAAAGCTATCAATGATATTTCTTTCACGAACTTCAGCAGCATGTCTAGCTAATTCAGGTTGATAAATAGTTTTAATATTATCAAAGTGAACATCAGCAGCCACATCAGTTTCTTCCATAACAACACCATATTGATTAACAACACCACTAACTTTTTGAGCTTCTGGTTTTAATGCTGTAGGAGCAACACCTTCTGTTAATCTATGTTTTCCTGTACTATCATAAGGAATATGATTATATCTACGAACTGTAAAAGTTGTAGTTCCTTCATGTAGAGGAATACTTACTTCTGTTCCTAATTCACTAAATACAAAATTTGATTTTTCAAGTTTGATCATTTCTAGAATTCTTCTTGACCAATATTCAGCTTGACTGATACCATTTCTTTGTAGTACAGCCAATGTAGTATTTGCAGCAGGCATTTTTATCACCTAACCTTTCTTAATTAATCGTAAAAATTATCTGCTTTATATTGCTTAATCTCTTTTGCAATAATATCATCTAGTGAAACATTACCATCTGGTACAATACCATTGTGTTTATCATCACTTAGATTATCTAGTTTTTCTAATTTATCAATTTGTTTTTGTTTAGAAAACTCTACAATTTTATCTGACAACACACCTTTAATAAGTATTTCTGGATTAGGTATTGTTAATAAAGTATCAACTGAAAAACCAGCTTCTTCTAACTTATTAAAGATTTCATTTCTTCCATCTTCTCCTAAATTATAATCAGCAACAGCCTTATCAACAGCATTTTTGAAATTATTAGCTTTGTTCATAAGTTCGGTCTCACTTTGTTTCTTTTCTAACTCAGCTATTCTTTTATTACTTTCTTGTAACTGAGAATATAATACAGGATCAAGTCCTTTGTCTTTAGCCTCTTGTTGAACTCTTGCCTTTTCATAGTCTGCTTGAAACTTCTTAACATCAGTATATCCATACTGAGCAGCTAATCTATTTAAAAATTCAGTCTCTGCATTTTTCTCATTTAATTGATTCTTTAAATCTGAATTTTCTTTTCTCATCTTACTAAATGCAAATTCTTTTTTATCATCTACACTTGGTTTACTATCAGATTTTTCATTACCTTCATCTTCACTAGAAGAACTATCATCATCATTTTTAATGCTTTCATCTTCATCAGAATTTTGATTTTCGTTTTCTTCTGTTTCTTGACTAGTTACATCTCCATCTGTTTCTTCAATATTATTACTATCATCAGATTGTTCATCAGTTATTTTAAACTGATTATCTAACATAGCATCAATATCTTCTACAGTATTCAACTCATTGTTCACATTTATCTTCCTTTCCTCTCATAATTATTTTGACTTGCTATGGTACAAGCTCTAAATATGACTTAACTGAAATATCACTATCTCATCAAATCAATTATACAATACTTTTTGAAAATTGTAAATAATAAAAATAAAAAGCATATTTCTATGCTTCTCTAGGTAATCCCATTTGATTTAACATTGTTGTTTCTGGACCTTCCAATTCTTGTGCTAAACCATTTATATCAGCTTCTCCTTGTGGAGATGCCATTAATGTTTGAGTAGCATCATCCATTTGTTGATTAGCTTGTTCTATTTGTTGCTGTGCTGCCTGTTCTATTTGATTTAGTACTTCTTGAACAGCTGGTGTATCTTTTTGATTTGCAATAATTTCTGACATAGCTTGTCTTAGCAATTCTTCATCAACTCCAATTTCCATACCAGATTGATATAATTGTGTTATAGCATCTGCTTTTGTTTGAGCATCTTGGAATGTTAAATCATTATATCTAGCAATTATTTCATCTTTTCTTTCAATATTAGAATTCTTAATAATATCACCAACAGTTACAGTTTTAATTGGAGTATCATACTGTCTTTCTAATTGGAATATCTCTAATAATAAATCCTTTTGTTTTTCTTTGTTATATGGAGTCTTTGTTTCTAATTCTATGTAATAGTTATAGTTAGAATTTTCTTCCATAGCTTTTTCATCTGGTAATTCCACTGTTGTAAATTGGTATTTACCGTCTGGCTGCTTACCATCATTATAAGATAATGTTTCACCAGCATATGCTCTTTTAATATACTCAACAATTATTTCAGTAATATCTTCTACAAATTCTTTAATATTTACTAAAACTTTATTTTCAATAATAGTTGCTCTACTTATAGCATTTTCAGTACCACTCTTTGTGTTACCAGCAGTACCAATATCTCCTAAGAATTGATTAGTACTTCCTGTGATCTTGTCTATCTGACTAATGTAATCATTCTTAATAGCCAAAGTATCTTGTTTAATTTGAGGTGATATTACTGGTTTAATTGCATTATCTAAATCTCCATCAACAGCATATACTACACCTGGAGCACCATTAGCTTTTGCAACTACTTGTGGATCAACACCACAACCTTTTCTAACCATCATACTAGGAGCTGCATATGCTACAGCTGTATTTGTTATTGCACTTTCTATAGAAGTAACAGCTTTTTGTAGTGATAATACACTATCCATCAATGATAAACCATAACAACTTTGTGCTGCTTTCATCCATCTTATTTGTGCTATTGGAAATTTAGGTAAATTCATATCTTTCTTATCAACAATTATTCCACTAATAATAACTACCTTTTCTAGTTTACCTTTCTTTTTACCATAATAAGTAAGAACTGTTCTTACATCTTCTTGTTCAGTAGTGTAGTCATTATCATAATAGACTTCTCCTCTATCACTAGGATTATAAGTATCAGCTGTACTTTCTATATCAGCCAATCTAGGATATTTTTCTTCAACTTCTTCTTTACTCATTCTATCTACAACAAAAATATATCTTGCTTTTTTAAGACTTCTTGCATTTGGATCAATATAAATTCTAGCAGGTTCTATAGCATATGCTTCCATTTTACCTAAAGTTTTTCTACCTTTTGTTCCAACAGATCCATTCTTTTCTAAAATTATATGTATATAACTTTCTCTTACTACAGCACAATTACTTATAGCCTCACGAACAAGGTCATCCATTTTAAGTCTTTTCCATTCTCTCTTATAGACTTCTGCAATTTTATCGACATTTTCAACATCTTCTATACCTAAAGGAATAAGCTCCCCAATATAGTCGTTTGCCAAAAGTGAAGCAACACGATTGTCTATTGAAACAGATGCATGAGGTGTATTCATATTAACTACCCAAGGTGTTTCAACTTTATATTTCTTTAATAAATGTTGGTTTCCTTGATAAAATGCCATAAGTTCTGCATATGCTTCTTTTCTAGAACTATTGAAATTTTTAGCTTTTTCAAACTTATCTAAATAAGGTTTTGCTTTTTCTAGTTCAGCAGATATATTAAGAATCTTAGATTCATTTTCCTTCTCTTGCTCTTTCATTATTTTCCACCTTCTTTTTTAATATATTCTCTTACATATTCAGGAGCTCCATCTAAATAAACACCTGTTCCTAATGAACCTTTTTTCAATTCTTCAACTTGTTTTTCTAGTTCATTAACTCTTAATACAAGTTTATCAAGTGTTTCTATTAGTTCTTTTATTTTAGCATCATCTTTTTCATTCATAGTATCACCTCTTTCTAATTCATATTATACATACCTAATCCGTATGCTCCACCTTCATTAATTCCTAAAAAACTACTAATATCCGTATCTGGTTTTAACCTATTTATTAAAGTATCTTTAGTCTCAATAAGAGTAGGTCTACTTACATTATAGCATTCTTTAAAATCAAAAGGTAATCCCATACATAAATATCTTAAAGCATCCATCAAGTGGTTTCTTCTATCAACTGGAATATCTTCTTGTGTACCATCTTTAGCAACCTTCCAAATATAGTCTCCTGCTTCTTCTTTCATATTTACACAGTTAGCAAAAAATTTTAATTTTCCCATATACATAAAATCTCTAACTCTATCTATACCATCCATTATAGCATTATTTCCTTCTTCTAGCCATACACCACTAACTTGATAAAAATATTGCTGATAGCTTACACCATCTCTATCACTTTTATTTCTTACTGATGGATCTGCTTGTATTCCTTTATACATAATACAACCATCTATCATTTCTTTAATTCTTCTAGCATGGTATGTTATTGCTTTTTGAGATTCATAATATTCATCATAGATATAACAAATACCAGTATTAGGATCTATTGCTCCACAAGCTAAACAAGTAGCATCTGACCAACCTTTATCAAATCCGAATATTCTTACCCAGTCTTTTGGAATAGGAAATGGATCTACTATATTATCTACAAATTCTGGATAAACAGCACCTTCTTTTACTTCTAGATAACAATAAATGTATTTTCTTATCCACTTTTCACTCTTACCTACACACATATCTGAAATGAATGTCTTTGGTAAATATTTATTGTCAACTGTTGCTGATAGGAATGAATGATAAGAACTTTCTGGTCTCTTTGTTTTTAGTTTATCATAAGAAGAAACATCAACATTTTTACTTGCAAATATTTTTCCAGACCTTAATAAGAACTCATCTCTTATCCATCCTTCTTCTGGATTGGATTCTACAATTCCTATAAATCTATGTTCAATTTCATAACCTTCTTTATTCTTAATAACAGCTGCTCTATTTCTCAAACGAGTCTGCAACTGAGTAAATATTTTATAATCTACACCAGATGCTTCAACTATCCAAAATGCTGTAAGGTTTAATGATCTTATTTTTTCTTCATCATCACTTGCATATACAATTATTTCATGACCATTTGTCATTGTATATTTTGGTAATGGAGTTTTTGTTGGATTCTTTGCAAAAAACCAAGGTGGTAAAAACTTCTCTAATTCTGGAAGTACAGCTTCTCTAACCTGTTGTAATGATTGAGCTGTTATCAATGTTCTACCATTTGCCACACTAAATACATGCATAGCTATTTCGGCAGCATCCATTGTAGTTTTACCAGTACCATAACCACCAATATTCAATCTAAACTTTGCTTTACTTTTATGAAAGTCTACTTGATGAGCACAAGGTTTATAGTCAATAAGTGTTGCTAGACAAGTATCACATCTCCCATAGAAAACACTTTCATGTACCTTAACTTCTCCACCACATAGAGGGCACTTATATAACTTATACCCATCATCTGAATAACCCTTAAAAATTAAATCATTTACAAACATTAGTCAAAGTCACTCTTTTCTGGAATTCTTATTAGAATGATATTTGAATTATTAATTGTTGGACCTCTATTTTCCATAGCTTTCTTTATATTAACAGCATTTTTATCACCTTCCATTAATCCTGAATCGGCAACATTCATAATTTTTTCATCTCTGAATGATTGAATATATTTTCTAACTACTGGATAATTTAAAAATTCTTTCCAAGTATCAACACCAACTGGTATTGAGTTATTCATTTCAATGGAAGTTTTATTAATATTTTCATCAAATTTTTCCATAAATAGAGTAGCAAGAGACAAATAAGACATCTTTTGTTCTCTATTTTCTTTCTTATTTAATGTTTCATCTTTCTTAATTAAGTCTAAAAGAACATTATTCTTTTTCTTAATTCTCTTTTTTATATCATCCTTTTCCACAATTTCACCACCAAATTCTATTTAAATTATATATCATTTTCTAAATTTTTACAACAAAAAGGGGAGTATAAATACTCCCAACCAGTTGAAATGGAATTGATGATGCAACTGAGTAATATATTATTACTCATTTATATTATATATTATCTATAATGAAAAGTAAATAAAAAAGTAGACCATGTGCACTGGTCTACAATGAAAGGAGCTTAGTTAGAGTAAACAAATAATAGACTAATCGTATAGGAGGTGAATCCGAACAATAAAAAGTTACCCTAACATATTCATTATATAACTAAATATAAATATTGTAAAGAAAAAGACTATTTCTAGTCTTTATCAATTCTCCATGCACACCTCATAATTCTATCTGATGGATCAAATGTATCATAAATAACACCATCTATTATTGCTGTAATATGATTAAACATTGTTACAGCATATTTACCAGAAGGATGCTCATATGCAAATTCACCAACACTTTTTGAATAATGACATTCTCTAGGATATCTATCATCTAAATAGTCCTCAACAAATTCTACATTGTCTGTCATATATCCATCCTTAGATGAGAAATGTACAAGTTCTTTATAAACATCTTCCCAACTTCTATTAGTAAGCAAGGATATACTTCGGATTACACAATCCTCAATATTCCTATTTCTAGGATTTTTATTGTAATATCTATACATTCATTAATTCTTTAGCTTTACTAAAATGTTTTCTAACTATCTCTTGCTCCTCTGGAGAAGTTGCTGTTTCTTTAATATATTTTATTAACTTATAGTTATAATGTAGCATAGCATCTAGATCTTTTAAGCCATCTTCTTTAGCTCCATAATTTCCACCAGCATTGAACTCGTTTCTATCATCTTCATAAGCCTCATAGCTTCCTCTCATACCATCCATATAACTTGATGCTCTATATTTAGCATCTACACCTCTACGGTTGTATTCATTATATGCATTATATCCATTATAACCATAACCACGATTATATTCGTTTCCATATCCATTCATACTCTTTATCTCCTTTAAATCTTTATAAATATCCACCACTTTAAACATTTCATCTTTATCTAAAGTGTGGAAATCTTGTTTACTTTTCTTTTCAATAAATCCTTCAACTTTTTCCATCAATTCATCCATTTTGAATCTCCTTTCAAGAAGTTCTATTATTTTTTCATTTTGTTTTACAATCTTTTCTAGATAGTCTTGGTTTTGATGTTGTAATTCCTTCATCAAATCACCATTATTAAAATCTTTAAATAATACATCTAGATTAACTACCTGTAGTAATAAAGATGCAATATCTGCTGGATTAGCTATCATTAATTAGTAGTTCTTGATAGGTTAAATGTAGCATTAGTAATAATAGGTGCTTGTGTAACAATAGGTGTTGTAGGATCTGTTGGTGTAGGTACACTTCCTACTGCTCCAACAGTTAAATTTGTATTACCACATTTACATACTTGAAGTTTTCTATTGAAAGATACAGTTTCATAATCTCCTGCTGCTGCAATAGTTACAGCTCTTACAGTGTCTGGTAATAGTACTCCATCTTCATAAAGTCCTACAGCTACTACTCCTGGAGTAGCAGAAGAAATTGAAGCACTAAAATTAGCATTATAATATCCTGTATATCCTTTACCTAGTATCTTAAATAAAGGACTTCCATTCTCATAATCTAGCCATCCACCAAAAGCACAAGGTGTACTTCCTGTTATTATGTTTACAGCATCAAATACTATTGGACTTGTATTGCTTGATAACACTAATGGTTCATTTATTATTGTTTGTATCATACTAAATCTCCTCTCAAAATAAAGAGAATAGGACTTGCCTATTCTCATAAAATTAGCAAGTTCTCATATTGAGTTTGTCTTATAGACTATATGCTATTAAAAAGTTGTTGCAAAGTTTGTTCCACATCCACAACCATTGTTAGGACAAGTGAATATTGGTTGACTGCCATATACTGGAACAGTGCCAACAGGACAATTCTTTAATTCATTGTAGATATTTGCTGTAATTGCTTGAGTCTGGCTAATTTGACTTGCAGCTAGATCCTTCATTAGAAGTTGTCTGTTCAATTCTTCGATTTTATCTTGTTTCTCATCTAAACGATCCCTGAAAATTTCATCGATAATTTTCTGAGTATTAGCTGTTTGATTAACAAGAATATCTTGACCAATTTGTCTTAATACTTCACGATCTGAACAGTTCTCACTAATAACAGTTGACTTTAAGTCTTGTGTTGCCAAACGATTTTCACAGCAGCAATTATCTAATGATTTTTGAATTCCATTAAATCCTTGTAGTGTAGAAATTTGGTTATTGAAGTTTTGATTCATATTAGCCATTTGTCTATTAGAAGCAGCAATCTCAGCATTATAGAATCCACTATTTACAGCTTGTTGCATATCATTACAACATCCACAAAGTTGTAATTGTAGACTGTTAATAGCATCTCTATTACCTTCTAATTGATTAGACAAATGTAATGTATCAAATCCATTATTAGTATTAGTATTAATACCTTGTTGTCCTGCTAATAACCAAGGGAACTCATACATTCCAGCAGCTCCACCACCAAAGCCACCTCCGAATCCCCAGCCACCATTACCTAGCATACCTAGAGCAATAATACCTAGAATCCATTCTCCCATGTTGCCACCCCAACCACCGTTGTTTCCAGTTAAGTCGAAAGTTGGTACAATTCCGTTTGTACTTCCGTTCATGATTTTCACTCCTTTCTAAAATGTTATTTATATCAAACACTTTGTGTTGATACCATTAATTAGATAATAAGCTCTCTATTTGGTTTATCTGCTCATCAGAATAACCAAACTTTCTTGCAAAATCATATAATCTCCTTCTTTGTTCTGGAGATTGTTTACCTAGAGTGTTTCTTAAAAGCATCTCTGGAGTGCTACTCTTCCTCATTTGTTGTAGTTGTTTGAACTGAATCGGATACTGAGCTTGTAGTTGTTGCAATATCCCTTGAGTGTTTATTTGCATCTTCTTCCCTCTTTTCTAATAGTTCTTTTACTTGTTTTTCTAAAGACTCTATTCTTAAATCCTTCTCATCTTTAGGAACTATTTCCTCTAATAAAAATGGTCTAACTTTACCTTGTGGAGTCTTATACCACATATTAGTAAAATCCTTATTAACAAATAGAGTATCCATAAATATCATTTCTCTATTAACATCATCTATACTTTCTGCATATCTAATACCACTAGAAGTTGGTCCAGCTTGTATAGTCTGATTAAGTATAGTAGGTTGTGAATACTGAGCTTGTATTCTTTGTTTTTCCAGCTCATTAATTTTGTTTCGTTCTTCTAAAATCTGTCTATCAATAGCACTAAGTTGATTATATCCGTTCATCATTTCCATCATTCCTTTCACTTACATTATCCCATAATAAAAAGAGTGAAAAGCCTTAACTTTGCACTCCTTTTGTCTCATTTTCGTTCACATTTTGTTTGGATTCTTTCAGGATATTTATCTGGATATAGTTTATGAAGATAATCGTACTTGCTCCTTATACTAGAAATACAATTATTTATCGTTGACTTACTAACATGAAAGTCCATAGCCATACTTATTATAGTATATTTATCTTTCTCCCAAACTCTAGCATACAATACTTTCTTCTCCAAGTCAGTTAATATTGCATCTTCTACAAACTCATTATACAGAACCTTAGTCCAAGATATCTGATTCTTTATCACTTTTCCCATTTTACAAACTTCACTCCTTCGATTTCGTATTATATCACAAAGGAATTCTGTTTTTAAATTCTTTCTTTATTATTTTCCCACCGTTCGAGCTTCTCACATCCTGATACTCCATCTCAAAAGATAGCAGCACATCTCTTATTTTCCTTAATGTATCAACATCCAATCTCCCCAATTTGTTCTCATCTATCAAATATTTTGTTATTTCTAGAAACCTATCTCTATCATATAGCTCTATCAGATGCAAATAAGCATGACTAGAAGATTGCTTTAATATTGCACCATTTTCTTTATTATATCCTTTATCTTTCATATTATTACACAGTCTCCTAGGAATTACTAGATGATGGAATGATAGTTCGTTGATGTTCTTAAAAGTGTACCCCATAAAATCATATCCTAATCTTTTCAAGTTATATTCATTGATCATCAATTTAGTTATTTCTCTCATAGTATCACCTCAATTATAATTATAACATTTTTTGTGAGATTAAAAATTTTTTGTAGAGAGATTTTTGTTTGTT